TACCTACATTGAGCCCCCGGAATGGGAGGCGGAAATCTACCGTTACGGCGGGATCCCTGAGCCGGAGATGATCTACAACCAGCTCATCAACGACGCTGTGGTCGAGCGGGCCACACCCGGCATCCTCGAGAAAAGTTCGACCCTGTTCTACAAGGTTTCCGGGTTCAAAGGGCTGCTGCGGGACCGCCAGGAAGGCGACGTCATCCGCTATTTTCGCAGTGTCGAGTCGCAGCGCCATGCGCTGGGCGCCACGCTCATGGACAAAGAGGACGAGCTGGAGAACATCCAGCAGGCGCTCACCAACCTGGCGGACACGGACAACATCACGCTGCGCCGGCTGGCCATGGTGACCGGACTCCCGCTGTCCTGGCTGGTGGGTGAGGCGGTTAAGGGGCTGAACGCATCCGGCGAAATCGAGAACGACGTGATGCGGGCCACCATCGACAACCTGCTCAACGACTACATCCTTCCGCCGCTGAACAACCTGTTGGTGACGCTGGGCACCGGCCAGGCCTCCGTAAAAGAGAACCGCGGCGAGGACCCGAAGACCCGGGCGGAGATGGAGACCCAGTGGGTCAACAACGCGCTGGTGCTTGCCCAGCTGGGGCAGGATTACGAGAAGTACCTGCGGGACCGCGAGGTGGTCGAGGAAGATCCGTTCGAAAAAGCGTTTGCTGACGAGAGCTGGGAGCCGCCTGAAGATGGCTAAGTTCAACATTAAGGCGGACCAGGAGACCAGCTTCAAGCTGCCCGAGCCTCCGAAGAGCCAGGAGAAAGCGCTCGGGGACAAGATGCAGGCCATGGTCGATCTGATCGCCAAGCGCTTCCGGAACCAGGTGCTGCTGGAGATGAACCGGAGCGTGGTCAAGAAGTTCGCGGATTCCAGCTTCGGGGACGCCAACTACGCCAAGGAATACCGGGATCTCGCCAAAAAGGTCCAGCGCAAGATGCGCCGCCAGTTCGACTACGAGCGACTGGAGAAACTGACCGGCCAGATTCTGAACCGCACGCAGAAACTGAACGCCGAGCAGTTTTACGGCGGCATCCGCGACACGCTGGGCATCGATACCAGCCGGTTCCGCAAGGAAGAGGGGCTCACCTGGCAGTTCAACGCGCTCAAGATGGAAACGGCCGAGTGGGCGGAAAAGCTGCGTGATGACGCGCTGCAGTCGTTCACCAACAACACGTTGCGGGCGATGACTCAGGGTGACGGCATCGACGAGCTGCTGGAGCAATTCGAGGGGATGGCGGAGAAATGGTACGGCCATGCCCAGTTTGTGGCCCAGCAACAGGTGGGCACGTTTAACTCCATCGCTACGAAAATGCGTTCGGAAGTGGCGGGCATTACTGAGGCCGAGTGGGTGACGTCTCGTGACGAGCGGGTTCGCCCGTGCCCTGAGGTCCGCGAACGCACACGGTTCCAACTGGACGAGGGCCTTTACTCCAGCTGTGACGGAAAATACCTGCTACCGGGCACGGATTACAACTGCTTTCCGGGGTCAGTCAAGATCAATCACAGTTCGGCGTGTGATGTACTCTACCGGCGCCGGTACTCGGGTGTACTGACCGAGCTCGTTCGTGACGATGGCGTAGTCCTTCATGCGACACCGAACCACCCAGTATTCACGGTCGATGGGTTCAAGCCGGCTGGCGAGCTCGACATAGGCGAGGACACCCTCTGCACAACGGATCAGCGTGTCGACGAAATCGAACTCGATGGCGACGACATGGTACCCACATTCGAGCAGCTTTTCCGCGCGGTTGAGCTCGCGGGCATTGAAAGCACCGTAGCGCCCGCGGCACGGGGTCAGTTCCACGGCGATGTTTCCGATGGCGAAGTCGATGTTGTAGCTCTCAACGGCCAGTTGATGCGTGAAATCGACGTCACGGTCAGTGAGAAAGTCGCGGAGCTCGAGCTCACCGCGGCCGATAAGATGATCGTACTTAACGCGCTGACGTGTGTTGGCTCGTCTGCGCCGTGCCTCGAACGGTACGGGTTTACCGCGGACAGCATCATGCGCGTTCTTAACCTGGTCCGCTCGCGCCTTCTCGTCCATCTGGGACCACTTGAGCTCTTCCGCTTCGCTTTGGGTGCGTGGGCGGACCCCAGCGTCGGTGAGTCGTTTGCGTATGACGTGGCGGGCGACGCCAAAGTGTTTGGCGATAGCGTTTTCGCTCTGTCCGTTCTGGTACATGGACTGGATGCGGTCGACCGGGAGCTCAATCGTTGGCGGACCGCCCCGGCCGGTCGGGACAGTAACGCCGAGCTCTTTCAGCTTCCCCGACAAGGTGGTCGGGTAGATTCCAGTTTCTGCCGCAGCGTCCTTGAGAAGCGTTCCGGACTCTATAAGCGCTGCCGCATAGTCGATAAGCGTAGGGTCGATTTTACGGGCCATGTCTACAACCTCCAGACGGTTTCCGGTGACTATATCGCAGATACAACGGCGGTGTCGAATTGTCGTTGCACTTACAGGCTGGTTATACCGGCCAGAGAGGAGAGCTAGATGGGACGATTCACGCAGATTCTGAACCGCGACACCCTGGACGGCGGCGGACGAGTTTGACGTTGACAAAATCCCCGGCGCTGTTTAGGCTCGGGCGTAATAGTCTATTCCAATGGCGACGACAGATGCTGTTTACGGATAAAGCGCCGATCAACACCGAGACCCGGGAAGCTATCTCCGTCCGGGATGGTGTGATCGAGTACCTGGGGGCGGAAATTGGCATGGAGCCCGAAGACAAGGTGTTCCAGGTGTACCGCAGCCCCGCCACCATCGCCAACATCCACCCGCAGCTGGTCGGCCTTGTGCTCACCGACGGCCACGTCGATACCAACGTCCCGGCGCCTGAGAGCGGCATGGGGCGGGTGGCCGATTCCCGCATGGTCGATATTCACGATGAGGCCACCGCCACCAGCATTGCCGTCAAGAACCAGCTGGACGTCTCCGAAGCGTTCCGTGACTACATCGACGACGGGCGCCGGGAGCTGTCGCTGGCGTACTTCGGGGATTTGGTGGAGCACCACACATACGACTTTGAACAGATCATCACCGCTGCGCACCATATGGCGGCGGTCGAATCAGGGCGCTGCGGGTCGATCTGCGGCTTCCTGGACGAGGCAATCAAAAGCGGGGGCGATGAAATGCTCAAACCGGTAGGCAACCAGGCGTTCCTGGATGAAAATGGCGAGGTCAGCCTGCAGCGGATCGTCGAGATCACGCAGTCGCTGCCCGAGGCCATCAAGCACGTGGGTGTGGAAAAGATCCAGGAGATCATGCCGCAGCTCGAAGAGATCGTCAAAATGTCCAAGGGCGACGACGCGGCCGAGGAAGGGGCCGGCGAGGACCAATCCGAGGGCGACTACGAGGACGAAGAGAAGGAAGAAGAGGACGAGCCGGACAACGGCCAGGGCTTCTCTGACTCCAAGGCCTTCCGTGACGCCATCCAGGCCGAGATGGCTGAGTTCTCCCGGGTGACCGACAAGGCGCGGCATTTCGTCGATGAGAGCTATTCGTTCGCCGGCAAGACGAAAGAGCAGGTGATGCGTGACGCGCTGGCGACCGAGCACGACACCACGTTCTCGGATGAGCAGCTCCCGGTCGCGTTCGAGATGCTCAAGAAAACCGAGGGTTACCAGAACTTCGCGGATGCCGGCACAGGCTCCGAAGAAGCCGACCCCTTCGCCAAAATCAAGGATAAGGAGCTGTAATCATGGCTTTCCCGAGTGCATTTGAAAACGATCCGATCAACGTTCGCTCCGGCGAGCGTGTCGGACAGAACATTTCCGTCCTGGGGACCACGCAGTACGCCTCGGACCTGGTGCCCGGCCGGTTTGCGCAGGTCGTGGGCGGAACGGTCAGCAACATCGACGGCACCGCCACGCCGGTCATCGCGGGCATCCCGCTGCGCGAGGTTACCGGAGACGTGGAGTCTGCCGGCGAATACAACGCCAACATCTTCGGCCAGATCGAATACGGTCACCGGGGCATGTTTACCGTTCAGGCCGTGACCGGACAGGACCCGTCTCTTCACCAGGCGCTGTTCATCCACAACCTGGCGGACGCGGACGCGGGCAAGGCGACCACCACCGATTCGGCGGACACTGTAGCGGCTAACGCTGAGTTCATCCGGGATCTGGGCGGTGACGTCTGGATGGTCTACGTAGGCTAAACGAAACGATAAGGTGCAATTATGAAACTGGGTGACCTGTTCAACTTTGAATCGGTACGGGCTTTCAGCGACTCGACCGGCGAGTTCAAGAAAGCCAAGGTGTTCCGGGACGCTGCCCCGGGCGTCGTACTGTCCCGCAACCTGACGCAAGTGGATCCGCGGATCTTCGAGAAGCGCTATCCCGCGCTGTCCTTTATGACCTCCGGTGTGGAGATCAACCAGGACGGCGGTTACGCTCGCCGTATCCAGTCGCTGCGTATGCGCCCGCAAGGCCAGTACAAGGCCACGGGTGACGAGAGCGGCAACAAGGGGCGCATCACCGTTGCCGGTGAGGACTCCACGCTGCCGGTGCTCGAGCACGAAGCGGAATCCATCTGGACCGAATCGGACGTCGAGGAAGCAGCGCTGCAGAACATCAGCCTGCCCAACCGGTTCATGGCCGCGAAGAACGAGCTGTACCAGCGCACGCTGGACGAGATCGGCTATCTGGGCATCCCGGATTACTCCGACTC